TTTTGGTAGTAGTTGTTTGAACTGTGGTTGCTACACCGCCCCACCATCCTCTTCTACCATACCAAGGGTATCCATAATAATAACGATTCCAATGATTACCATACCACCCATAATAATGTCCCCAATAGTTGTTGTAGTATGGATAACCATACCATCCATATCCTCTCCAACCACCCCAGCGATATCTTCCATGCCATCCATAATATGGCCATCCATAGTATCTACGACCTACAACTGTAGTGGTAGTAGTTTCTCCAGTCCATGTAGTTTCCCAAGCTCCCCAAGTTACTGGACTATATCCTGTTTGAGGATCCCATCCCTGAGCAACTAATTGTTGCTGAGTTTGAGTAAAATTATCAATCTCAACTCGTTTTGCCTCAGCTCTGACCTGATCAATCCAAGTATCAGACGATGGGAATAATTCAATAGTTCCTGTATATGTTGTTACCAAAAATGGCGTTACATTTTCAGTTCTAGTTGCATATGGATTTTCAACTTTTGCAACATCTTCATAATCTAATGTTATAATTTGTCCTGTTCTCTTAATCCCATTTGCAATTAAATCATCTGCATATTTAATATCGGTTAATGGATTTACCGTAGAACCAATTCCAACTAAAGATTTTGACCCAAGTAAAAGATCAATCTGAGTTGTATATGGAGCAGGTCGTAATTCTGCATTTTTTGAGTCAATGCTATTTTTTACAATAGTGCTCTTATTTTGAGATGAACTATTAGTGAAATCATCAACAAAGAAACCTGATTTGAATCTATCAAGTCCGTTTGCATCTTTAATTTTTAGATTTTCTGTTGCAGTTTCTAATAAGTTTAAAGTAGTAAATTTCTCTAAATTTTTAATTCTATCTTCAAGTTTGGCAATATCTCTCATTTGATATCGCTTATGGTCTGTTAAAGTAATTGATACTTTAGAAGCATCGCAAAGATATGGAGGAACAGAAATAGTTGCAACTTCAAGAGCTTCATCTACTAATGCAGGTTCTTCGGGAATTTCTGCGGGAATTCCCTTGTTTAATTGGAATATTCCATCTTTAGTTAAATAAATTTTATCAATTCTTGGAAGATAATATGAATATGTTGCTACAAAACTTTCATCTGATGCTAATATATTTTTAGAACAATTACTTGTATCATCAAAAGTTCTTGCTAAAAATTCAAAGGGAGATCTTGTTGTGTTGCTTAAATCATATTGTTTTACACGTAATCTTGCATCAATAATATCTGTGTTGTTTAAAGTTTCATTTGCAAAGGTTACAGTACAGTAATCAAATTGATTGTACGAGTTTGATGTTACAATATCTCCATTGTCTGAAGAAGAAAATTCTGCTCTCTCAAAAATTACTCTGAGTTTTCCTTTGGGTTCAGACTCTCCAGGTTTTCTCATTAATTTGCAATAGTCATATAGACTATCCTTTTGACCATAATCAAAATCAAATGAACTTAAACGATTTTTATTTCCAGCAATTGTCTGAACAACTACTGCAGTTGTTCCAGACTCTTTCATTCTAATAGTTTCTCCCTCAGAGAAAACTCTTTCATTCAAATAAGTAAATTCAATTCTTTCATCATTAATTCTTGAAATAACCAGACCTACAGCGTTACTTGTTTCTCCAATAAATTCTTCACCAATAACAAAATCACTAGTTTTTCCACTTGTACCACTGATCGTATTGACGGTCATAGTGGGCAGTAATGGATCTTGAGTATCGTTTGATTCTAATACAGAATAGACTTTTGTAACATCTGGGTAAAGAAGACAAATATCCTCATCTTGAACTCTTGTGCCATATGGGTAGGATGAAGAATATGCCAATCCATCGTTTAAAGTTGTTGTTCCAATTCCAGAAGAAGAATTTCTTGAACGATCAATGACTAAACTTGTAATTCTATTCTTCGTTTTTACTTTATTTTTTACATTTATTTTTCTAAGTGTAGAAATTAAACGTGCATTGTTATCACTATTTCCCAATCCTACAACTACAAGCTCTTTATTTCCCTCAGTGAAGACAAACTGCTCTGGAGTTAGAGGTTCAAATACACCATTTGATCTAACAAGAATATATCTTTCCTCATCAAATTCTAAGAAAGTTTCATCTTGATCAGCAACTAAAGTATTTGATTGATTTGAAGCAATAGTTACAGGAAATTCTTTTTTAATGGTAAATTGAGAATTTGTAAGATCAACTGAAGAAATAAACGGTCTAGGAAGAGCAGAATATAAAGTATTATCTAGTGATGGTAAGAAATTAGAAGTAAGAATAGCAAAATCACTTACAATAGTAGAAATTCCTGGTAAAGCTCCTTGACAAATATTAGCAACTGTAGTTATTCCAGTTAAAATTAACTTTGTGGGTTCTACTGAAACAATCTTAGAAATTGTTTGGATTGTTTGCCCAGGAACCGTATACGCAACAAGATTTCCTGGAGTTGCAAGATTGATAAATGATAGATCTTGTCTATCTGTAACGGAAACTAAACTAGTAGTTCCTACTCCTACTGCAGAAATTGTTGCTTGTCCAATGACTTCTTTTACATCTGGAATAATATCTGCTGTAAAAATAGTCGAAGATGTACTTACCTGAGAAAGTGATTGTATATCTTTATTTGTATATTGAGTTACTGCAATTGCGACTCTACTATCAATCTCAGTACCATCAAAAATCAATTTTTCTCCTTTAGAGAAAAATCCATTGGTGTTGTATAATGTTACAAGATTTGAATTTGTAACATTATATCTCAAATAACCAATTGCACCGCTTGATTTTCCTTTGATATATTTGGGTGTGGTTAAAGTGATGTTTTCGTTAAGAGTAATCTCAGTATATGTCTGAATATCATATAAAGAAATATTCCAAATATTTACTTGTGGAATAGTTGTATTATATGACCCAGATTCTAAAGCAAAATCATAAACTCTAGCAAGACCAATTTCTTTTCCTGCACCAACTGTTGAAGAGGTTCCAACTCTAGAATCTCTAAGACTTACTATAAAAGGAGTTCCCATACTCAAGTTGGGAGCACCATATACTCTATTCAGAGCATATGTTGAACCCGTAGCATACTTAATAGATTGATTTTCAAGTGTTCTTGTAGTTCTTGGTTTTTCAAAATCTACAAAAGTTGTTGAAAATATATCAATTTCATATCCTTTGATATAGGCTTTTCCTGGCGAGATTTTGTACACTCCAAGAGATTCACTTGGAGTATTATTATTGTAAGTTAATTGACCAGGTGAAAATATACCATTGTTTCCTAAGAAATTATTTAAAGATTCTTTTGGAGCAATAGTAAATGGTTTAACATAATAATCGCCAGATTCATCAGATGTTCTTCTTGCAAGCTCGTCTTGAAGAATATTATATTGAGATTCTTTTTTCTTTCCCGCAATTAAAATACCTTCTCTAATTTCAAGTAGGGAAATAAAATTTTGATTATCAATACTATTTAATGGTTTTTTCGATAAAATTGCACTTATCTTAAATCTATCTGCACCACTTGCAGCATAGTTTGAAAACCCTTTAGCATTATCGAATAATGAAGAGTCATCGTCTGAAGTGATAATTTCTTCAACAATATCAAATCCAACTTTATATGATGGGAAATTTGAATGAGCGTCAAGAATTAAAGTTTGACTATTTACAGTTACAAAGGTCCCTCTAATAAAATAAACTCCTTCTGAAAGAATTATAGCAGAACCAATTGAAGTTGCATTTTGAATTGCAGTATTTGCAAACCCCTCTCCTGCCTGAATTACAAACTGATTCTTTACAAAATTTTCTTCAAGTAATAAAGTTTCTCCATTACTAAAAACACTTTGGTTATCTATTCCTGCGCCTTGATATGAAATATAAAGAGTATAATAATCTCTAGTAGAAAAACTTCTATCTAAAACTTTAATTACCTTTGCTTGTACGTTGGAAGTTGCCCCCTTAATATTTTTTCCTACAAGATCATCAATATAAACTGAAAGATCAATTCCTCCGTAACTTGGTTCTATTTCAACAGCAAAGAATTGATTATTGTAGTTTAATTGTCCAGGAATTACTACAGATCCTTCTTTAAATATATGCGTTCCAAACTGCTCAATTTGATTCTGTAATATTGATTGAACCGTTGTTAATTCTCTAGCCTGAACTGGATATCCAGGTTTAAAAAGAACTTTATAAAAGTTCTTTTTTGGATCATAATCGTCAAAATATGGAGTTATATTTAAATTAGTTTCTTGGGGCATGATTTTTTAAAATTGCAAAATTACCTTAACATCTTCTTTTTGGTTTTTTGACCTAGTAATAGAAGGTCTATTATCAACATATATAATGGTTCCAGAGTGTTTTCTTACTTCTGGATTAGCAATTCCATTGACAAAAGTTTGTCCCAAATAGTAAGTTTTAAGATTACCTGCATTATTTATTGTTGTTGTTATACCACTAAAAGAAGTATCAATATCTAAATTGACAGATCCACCTCTAATTGTTAGATTTCCTCCCTGTCCTGGAGATGAAGTAAATTTGTTTAAATTATATCCATAAATTGGACTAGAATCTCTAGTACCATTTGTATTAAACCCAGAAACAGTCCTATCTTGCCAAATCTTTAATACACCAGTTTCTGGATCATAAGAAACTACTCTTCCTACTGCAGTTTGTCCCAGCGAAACGGTTTGTTCAACAAATCCATTATTTGCAAATTCTGCTAAAGAAAAATTACCAGATAATCTAATTGCTTGTAACGCACTTACTTTTTCATCATTAATTATTGCAGATGAATCGTAAGATAGAGGATTTTCGACTATGCCAATACGTGCTATTTTATTTCCAGTAATAAAATCTGGATTTTGCGTGTCATTTTCAATTCTTGTATATAAAAGAACATTATATGCACCTAGTTCGCTGTATAAATCATATCCATGTCCACCTTTTGGGGGAATAATAACATCAAATGTTGGATCTACTGTTCCCTTAGGAACGTTTCCTGCAATAAGATCAACTGTTCCATATGTATAGTTTGTTCCACCCTTAGAAACGGTTATAGATTCTACTTTTGAATTGTTATCAATAACTACTGTACATTCTGCGCCTTCACCATCACCTTTGATTGGAACATTTGTATATACAGCATTTGCTGTGCCAATTCCAGATCCTCTATTCGTAATTGTAATTATTTTTAATTGCCCACTATTTGTAGCATTGTTTCTAATAGGAGCATATTCTTCATTTGTTGGCCAATTTGAAGGGGTTGGAATAAAATCGATGGAATCAAATTTTACAATATCTGCAGGTTTAATTGTAAACAGATACTTCCAAATATATCCATCACCACTTGTTCCAGCTTCTCTTGGTTCTAAATCAGTAAACAATGGTTCATCTAGAGATGGTTTTCCTTCTGGAGTTTCTGGAGTGGTTCCATTTTGAAGACAGATATAAACCCTAAAATCACTATTGATTATGTAATAAACTGAACGATAAAGACTTGTTGATTTTGACGGTTTTGCTAAATTAGTTCTTGTAATATCGTGACGATACATATCATATACTGTACCACTTTGCCACTGATATTTTCTAATGGCGTGTCTTATATTTTCTGGTGTAATTTTTTTAAGAGCAATAATACTATCCCAAACATTATGATCCTCATCAAGGGCATCTTTTGGTGCTGGTGGATTAAAATCCCAGTTAGAAGAATATTCTGTTGCGTTCGTCAAACCAACAAACATATAATATGAATTTTCAGGAGAAGTAGATCTCTCTATAAAATTCTTAGCATTTAAAATTCTTAACTGATCAGTTATAATTGCTGCCATTTTAAAGTTTTTTATTTATTTATGGTATATAATTAAAGAATCTTAAGGGTTTAAATCTCTTAACAACTGGAGAGGTATCAATTCCAGCAATGCCATTTTCGGTGTATGCAATAAATTCTTTTGGAGATTTTCTCCTTGGTGCAGTGATCTTACACCAAGAATAATCTCCATGGAACAATGCTGGAGGTAAAGTGCTAATTGAAGGATAAACTTCAGAGACTCTTACAGTTACTTCAGTTACCGAAAATTCATCAATAATTATTCGAGCAGTATCATCAAGTTGAATTGTAACACCGTCATTAATTATTGCTGGACTATTGAAGATTTCAGTTCCTGTAAGTGTAGTTGAAGTTTCAAATTCTTTTCTTAGGAAAGAAACTGAGTAAACTTGATAGATATTATCTATAAATGTTGTACTGATTCCTAATACATTTCCTTCAAGGTCTAAAGAAGTTATTCCACTTCCAACATATGAATTTCTGATGGTAAAATAATCTCCTTGAGATAGTCCACTAACTGTTATTGCTATTCCAGTAGAAGATTTGTCTCTTATTGGAGAACCTTCTGGAACGAACAAACTGAATATCAATCCAGTTGATGCGATGCCAATTGTAGTTGGAACAATTTTAGTAACAACACCAAAATCTCCTTTATATGTAACTCCTTCAATTTTTTCAGTCTTTCTTATTGGTTGTTCTATCAATACATAAGGAGATTCTGTATATCCAACTCCAGCACTAATTATAGTAATTGAAGTTACAATTCCAGAAGATACATTTGCAATTGCAGTTGGTTTCGCAGTTGTTCCCAATCCAACAGGACTAGACATGATTATTTCTGGATTAGAAGTGTAACCTTCACCTCCATCCAGAATTTCAAATCCAGTTACAATACCTGCTAAAGATATTAAAGCATTTGCTCTTGCTCTTCTAATAGGTGTTTGTGGAACTATTTGAATAGAAGAAAATCTATCTCCAGTTATATCTTCTCTATAATTATCAAAGAAAGTTTTTGCAGTTTCAACATATATTGATGTTGAAGTTGCTGTTCCAATTGTTTTTATAATATTAGTTGCGGGGTTAATTATTGGTTCATAAAAAGGACGATCTTTAGTAATTTCTTTTCCATCAATAAAAATATCTTCAGATTGTTTGCACCATTGAAGAGGTCTTTGATAACGTATATCAGAGACAATACCAACACCAGCATAAACATTTGTTATTAAACTATTTGTCGAATCAATCGAGTGTACTATTCTTTCTTCTTGCTGCAATAAAGAAACATCTCCAAGAAGTTGCACAGTGTCTCCAGTTTTGATTGTTTCAACAATATCAACATCAATAACATCAATATCTTTTGTTCCTTTATAGAATAAAATTTGACATGTATCTCCTGTATTTTGAGTTCCTGGAGTAGATCCTAGTGGAGGTTCTGTGAAAGTTATTGTACTTCCACCATCAAAAATATATCCCTCTCCTGGAACTTGAAGAATGCCATTTATAAAGACCAGTAATGCTGATTGCACATCAATTGTAGGATCTCCAATAATTGATTTTGAAATTCCATCAATTCTAAGTGGGAACGTCGTTCTTGTGCCATTGAAAAGATTTTGAGGACTATCAAATACTTCTAATTCTCCAAAAGACCATGCACTAAAGTCATCTTTATAAACAGAATCAACGTATATTTGAAATTCATTAACAATTGATTGATATTGGTTATCTCCTATTGTCAAAGTACTTGTATCATCAAGATAGATAATTACTCCATCATCAATTACTGTTGGACTATCGTATGTTGTAGTTATTCCTAGAAGAGATTGTGATGAAGTAATTATGTTATAAATGTAATCAACTAAACCTTCTATACCATTATTTGATACTCCTAAAGGTAATGTCAATATTTCTCCAGATTTATAACCATATCCATAATCCGTGATCGAATAATCAATTATGTTTGAATTTTGTCCAACTACTACGTTTATTTTAGCTCCTGTACCAATTCCAGGTCCATTTGAAAAAGCACTGTATACTAGAGGTATATTTACATAATTTAAAGGTTCTTCAACTATAATTTCAGGAGAATTGCTTACAGAATATCCTGTTCCTGGATTGGTAATAACAACGTCTACAACTTTACCTTGGGTCTCTATTGTATTTCCTATTACTGCCTCACCAACTAAAACAGTTTGTTCAGTTTCTAGTTCTCCCGTTTTTGCATAGACATAGATATTTGTTTGAATTCCAGATCTATATCCAGATCCTCCATCTTGAATCTGTATAGATGCTATCGCACCATTTCCGTCTAATGTTGGGGACGCACTTGCTCTTTTTAGTTTTTGATACCCAAATCCTTCTGAAGAACCAACTGAAGAAATCACACCTCCAATAGGTACTCCAGAGACATTAACATCAGTATCATAAAATGGTTTTAATCCTAAGAAATTTAAAGAAACCGAACTAATTCCAGCAGTTAATTTGTAAGTACCACTTCTTGATACATTTGTTATAACTTGAGGATCTTGGAATGCACTTCTAACTAAAAGCATGACTGCATCTAATCCAAAATCAGATACATCATTGTTTTTTACTTTTAATGAAAAATCAGTTGAAAATCCAGTAAAACCTTCTGAAATATCATCAAAGACATAGTTATCATAATATGCTGGATTAGAATCTCCTGGAATTGCAGATCTAATAAAGCATCTTCCTGAAAATTTAGAAGAAGTATTAATACCAGAATAATCAGAATCTGATATTGGAGCTCCAATTGTTGTTCCTATACCAACTGGTCTCACTCCAAATGGTGCAGCAGCAAAATTTATAGTATTTCCAGATATTGTGTAATTTCCTGAAATTTTTTCTACAGTAGATCCTATAGAATGAATCCCAAGTTCAGTTCCCATAAAAGAACGTTTGACAAGAACAAAATTGGAAGTTGTGTATCCAACTGTTTCTATCCTCATCAATTCATCATTTATTTTAATTATGTCACCATTGTAAAAATTATCAGTACTAGTAAAATCTATAATATCTGTAATTAAAGATGCTGTTGATGCTATAGAAATTGTAACTCCTGTCCCAACAATAGGTGTTTGAATAACGTTATCAATAGTAAGTAATACTCTACTATCTTGATTTTTTGCATATATTTTATGCAAAGTTCCAATTCCAACAGATCTAAGTTTTATAGGTATTGGATTATCAATTGTTGCTTCATCGGGAGATTTTGCAAATTTAATGTATAGGTTATCTTCTCTAATTACATATGCTTTACTAGGAAGAATATCAGTTGTTCCTATTCCAGCAATACTTGTAGTTGCAATTCCTATGGGAGAATGAAGAAAATCATAGTTATAGTCATAAACAATTTCTTCTCCGCTTACAAAATTATGATTTGGGATGGCAATTCTATCATTTTCAATATCTATTGTACTTGTACTCTGTCCATCAAAATATCTTTCAAAAATTGGAGTGCCTTTGTGAGTTAGATCAAAAGATGATCTAACTCCCTTTGAAGTTGATTCATAATAACCAATTCCGCTATTGATTAATGCACCCATTTTTTATTTACCTTATTTAATATCTATGCTGGTTATATCATAATATGTTGTTGGTATTTTCACTGAAGTTTGGAAAATTCTTAAATCCACATCAATATTTTCTAATGGTGTAAACTTAAGATAAGTGTTTGTTCCATTAGATTCTGCATTAAAAGTTCCAAGTGTTCCTTCTCCAGTAGTTAAAATTGCAAATTCTGATATTGATGCATTTGTAGATTCTGAAGAAACTATAATTTCACATACTTGCATTTTATTATTTGTCAAATCTTTAATGCTGGCAAAGAAATACGCACCGCCAAAAATATTGCTAAATTGAGCAACTATATTTTCTGTAGGAGTTGTAGTAGAAGCAATACTTGTATAATTTGACCTTACCTCTCCAGTATTTACAGAAGTTGAAGCAATACCAGTTAAACTATCGGAAAAATCTATGATAAATGAATTTGCAGTCAAAGTGCTTATCCCAGAGAGAACTAGGTCAAGTTTTACTTCTCCATTATCAATATATGGAACATAAGTTCCAAATCCTGGACCAGAATATGGAGAACCAGATGGAATATCAGTTAATTGTCCATATTCAAGAACTTCAACATTGGTTCCATCATGAGTAACAGATAATTCATCAAATTCATATGCCCCATCACTTCTTCTATACTGTAAAATTATTTTTGCTGATTGTTGTGTTGCTGGCATACTAAAGACAGTTGTTGATCCAATTCCACTTGTAATAGTTTGATTTGTTGTTCTAATTCTAGTAGAAGAACCTAAAGTAACTATACCAACAACATTTGTATCTGTCAGATCAAACGCAATATAAGATGTATTATAATCATTAAATTCATATTTTTGTGGATAGAATAATAAACTTCCTTCTTCTCCAGAAATTTCAAAATCAAAATAACCTAGATCATCGACTGTTTCAACTCTTCCATATTGATTTAAGTAACCTTCTCTTCCATTATGCAATAGAGTTATTAATAAAATTTCCTTTTCTCCAGTAAATCTTTTATCAGTAATATTTACGATATATTTTCTTGCTCTTATTTCAGTTAATCTAAATTTATCAACCATACTAAATCTTGCAAGTCTTGGTTCACTATTAAACTGTGGACTAATATCATCAATTAGTAAAACTTTATTTCCTATTGATTTTGCATAGTCTTGAATTACTGCTCCATTTAAAGCAATTTGCTCAGATACATTTCTTCCTAAAATACTGACAGACTGTTCTGTCGCAATATCAAAATCATTTATACAATTAAGATCAATAACAGTTGTCAAATCTCTTAAAGCACTAAAACTGCCAAATTGTTCTGTTTTTATTCCAGTGTTTTCTTTATCTCTTGATTCGACCATCAAATCACTGAATTTCTTAAATCCCGCAGTGTGATTTAAAGCAGTAACTGCCTCATCCCACTGATCTAAAGGAATGTCAGACTTCAAAGAATATGAAAGATTTTGATAATAATCATTATCATGCAATCTTTGTAGAGCATCATTTAGGAAACCCGTTGTTTTATCCCATCCAAAAGATTTTCTAGAAGTAGGTTTTATCTCATAAAACCCTGTAAATGTAGTTACTTCTTTAATTACAGCTTTCGTATATGAAGATTTTCCATATAAAATATCTCCAGAAGATAATTTACTTCCTGTAGATATTTTCAATAATTGATTTTCCTTGTCCCAATACTCAATGATTCCAGAAGCATTTTCAGTTTCAACGGATTCATCTTGATAAAAATCGTTTTTTGCTAATTTGATATTAAATGTTGGGAAGTAACGTTTTGGAATTATTTTTCCAAGAGAATTTGTTTCGTCATATAATCCTGGAGATTGAGTATCTCTTATTTGTCCAGATAAACTATACACTATAGTAGCATTCGATCCTCCAATGTTTGGATCTATTGACGTAATAGTGAATAAATGATATCCATAACCTTCTGAATTATATCCTCTTGTTCTAAATCCAGGATCTTCTGTAGATGCAATATTTTCTACAAGAATCTCATCTCCAACTAATAATGGAAAATCTTCTATAGATGAATAGCTATTTGTCAGAGTCAGAGTAACTTCCTTTGTTAATCTATTATAAGTAGCATTTTTTACTGGGATTCCATTACTATTATTGATAGGAATCAATGTTGGAGTTACACCATACATTGACTTTGTATTTCTAATAATTGATACGTAAGTATCTCCTTTACGATATCTTAGAAGTACATCATTAATTACTTTATTCGTATATCCATCTTTAACAATTAGTCCTGGAGCAGTAGAGTAATTTTTGCCCTCATCAAAAACAAAAATTGATTCAAAAGATGCAAGAGGATTAATTTTTACAATCTGGGGAAGTCTTGCCTGAGGTTTTAAAGTTAAGTCTGATGGATAATCATATCCACTATCATTTATTGTAATTTTTTGTACTTTTCCTATTGTATTGGTGATTGGATAAATTAACGCATTTTTTCCATTTATAGATTTTACACCACTTATAAATGGCAACCTTTTATAATTTCTTCCTCCAGAAATCATCTTAATTGAATTGATGGCACCCAAAGCAAGCGGAGATGTAGTTACATAATCAAATGTTCCATCGATGGTATTATTATACACATTATTTTCTGGGAATCTATCAAGTGTAAAAGCAAATGAAGTTGTAGAAACTCCAACAACTAAATGCTCACCATTATAAATGGATAATTGTTTTACTAAACGACTATGATCTTTAAAATCAATATCATCAACAATACATTCTTTTTTAGAAGTAGGTAAAAGTGGATTTAATATTGGAGTAAGTTTATAGAATAAAGGATTTGGAAGTTCTTCAGTTATTTTCAATTCAACTCTCGCATTTGTAGAAATTCCAATTTGCCCATATGAAGAAATTTCAAAATTTCCAGAATTTTTTGATGATATAAACTTTTGAGTAAATCCAATATCGGTATAGAAATTTAAAGTAAATGCAGATTCTTTTATTGCACCTCTAATATATGAAAGGGAAGAATCAGATAAATCAAATACTAAAGTTCTTCCTTGAGTTGTTATAATTTTTGGATTAACTTTATAGAAAATTCCAGAAGATTCTGAAGTTAGATCGACAATATTATTTTCAAGATTTGTAGAAAATTTAGATAATTTAATTCTATCAACATCTACAACAATAGCATAATAGAATTGATTATTTTGCAATCCACCAACTGGAATAGTTGATTTGTAAATTATCTTGTCTCCATTATTATATCCATGACTAGGTATTGTAATAGTGTTCTCTTCAATGTTTACTCTTGCGGAAGAAAATGTTTTTCTGTCAGACAGTACTCTTCTGGTTTCCTCATCATAAACTAAAGAAACATATTGTTTTGAGGAAGGTAATGATTTTATTTTGATAGTATCTCCAATCTTTACAATCGGATCTGTTTCCGTATAAACAGAAACTAGATGCTGCTGAATACTTGAGAGTAGTGGAATATTTGTCGTCTTAAAACTATGGCACAACCCAGTGCCAAATCCAACAAACTCAAGTAAATTTGTAGAAGTTTCAATTCCAACAAAATTTCCTGTTGTTCCTACACCTACTTTTACTGTAGAAATTCCTATTAAATTATCCGAAATTCTTGCTACATACAATTCTTGACCATCTTTTAAAATTTGAATTGAAGACGCTATAGAAACTGTAATTCCAGTTCCAACATTTGAATAATATAATACTTTTTGTCCAGTATAAAATTGATGATTTGGCAAGTATAACGATTGAATTGGAATATCAACGGTATTCCATTTATCAAGATAAGAGGTTACTCCAGATCCAGATAATGCCGTAGTATCAAAATCAATGGTTATTGATGTTGTTCCAACTGAAATAATTTTTTTCTTCGAAATATCAAATGAAGAATCGGTTGAGTTTCTTAAGTCAACATAACCGCCACTAAAATTAAGTATGTCATCTACATTTTGAAAATATAAAATGGTAGATGATCCAGTTCCAATATTTACAACTCCCCCATACGTTATTTTATCTAAGAATAAAGTAGAAGTTATTCCTACGCCATTTGTTGTCCCAAGTCCCACCGATTTATTTGGATCAAAATAATATTCTCTAGTCAAACTATAATTATAATTTTGAACATTTTCTTTTATCTTAAATTTTCTTGATTTTTCAATTAAAAATGTTCCTGCATTATGCGTTGACGCTTCACCATTTAAGTTTCTCAATACTGTAATTTTTGGTCCATCTGGATCAACTTTTAATACTTTAATCAGTTCATTACCAACTTGATAATAATCATTTTCATAGATAAATGGTTCTCTGAAATTTCCAGAAACTTCAAATACAGTTGTTATTCCTGTAGCAAAAACTGTTCCGATACCACTTCTCAACTGAAGAGTATTTGAGATTGTGCTAATCTTATATGATTTTTGTAAAGTTATTCCATTTGTATTAATTCCAGTTATGTCGATAATTTCATTATCATTTAAACTATGAGGGTCTTTACATATAAAAATGTATTCATTGGAAACATCTTTTGATGGTATAACTTCAACATTTTCAATCACTGTTGATTCTGTCTGTATTTTACCTATTTTCTTACCAACAATTTCAGATACAACTGCAGCTGCTCCAAATCCTCCAGTATTTTTATTATCAAAAATAATTTGATCACCTATTTTATATCCTTCTCCACCAGATATAATCTGAACATTATCAACATATCCAGTTGAACTAGCTTTTACATCAGCAGTTTGCTTTCTAATTTTTGTAGAGTTTACAAAATATGGATATTCTGAATTTTTTGAAGATACATTATAGTCTATTGTATTTCTGATAAGATTATTGGAAACAAAATTAAAATCATCTTGATTTGATAAGGCATCATAGTTAAATTTAATTGGAGAACTTCTAAAACTATCTCCAATAACATATGGAAAAACTGGTAATTTTTGTCCAGAGAAATTGCCAGCATCTACAATATTCTCAGTAAATGTTGTAAAATAAGCATAAACACCATTTGGATATTCTGGTGTTCTGCAATATCTTCCATTGAATTCATCTAAAGTTCCTTCATTCCTAAATTCAAAATCTTCAATAAAAAATCCAGACGGAAATAATGAAGGTCTATTTGGTTTTCTTGTAGAAACATATCCAGACTTCATTTGGGAGACATTTCCAGGAACTGCAGGATTTTCATATCCATATGGTCCGTAAATAGGATTTCCGTCATATGCCCACCCAATTATAGGAGAGTGAAAAGGAACTGTAGATCTATCATTCTGTAAATCGGATTGATAGAATATAGTTTCTCCATCATCTTTAAATGAATAAATGCTTTCTCTTAAAAGTGTTGGTGGATATAAGTGAGTACATTGTAATCCATCTCTTCCAGGTACAATTACTCCCCCATCTTCAGATATTTGATCATTTAAATTCAGACGAGCAAAACGATTAACATTCCAATTTGTAATTTTTGCAAGAAGTCTTCCTTCTGATCCTGGACTAGAAATTCTAATAGAAGTATTATTTGGATTATAACCTTTTCCTCCAGTGATAACCTCGATTCTTATTATTTCTCCATTTTGAATTATCGGTGTCAATTGAGCTCCCACACCATCACCAACAACTTCAATATTTGGTTGAGAATTATAATCTTTGCCTTTTATTTGAACTAAAACTTGTTTAATAGTTCCATCGTTTACAATCGGGATTGCTCTTGCATCTCGACCATTTACGAGAGTAATTTGTGGTAACTTTTCGTGATTAATACAATCAGATGATCCATACCCTACACCACCCGATTTTAAGAAGACTCCATCAATTTCTCCACGGAACACGGGAATTAATTTTGCATTAAAATCGACATACTCATTAAATGCAACTGAAGTTGTTGCTACTCCAACACTTGAATATAAATGAGATGTACTAATTCCAATACTTCCTATCCCAATAGAAGTTACTTTTGTATCAGTTGCAATAAAACCAGCAACTGGGGTTAAAATTTCTCCAATTTTTATATTAAAAGTTGATATCCCAACAAAATTAGGAGAATTTGAATTGAATGTTGCTATTCCAGAAAATCCAGTTGAATAATATGAAGATATTCCAATATTACCAGAAAGATTATATACTATTTCTGGATAATTGAATTCCCCATCTCCAGTGGAAGTAAATTTAATTGGTGTTGAAGAATCTTTCTCTGTAAGTCTAAACGAGTTGTTATTTATCTTTAAAATGTAATATGAATTGCCACTGATTAATCCGCCTACTGGAGAATTTGAAGTATATACAACTTCTTCTCCAGTATTATAACCATGATTTATTATTGTTATAGTATTTGTATAAACGTTTACATTACTTTCAACTAAAAGATTTTTTTTATTAGAAAAACCACTTCCAGCATCTAAAACTCTGATAGATCCAATTCTTTTCTTTTTATTGTAAGATTCAAAAATATGATTTCCTGTCCCATAAGAGGTTAATACTATAGGACTTGTTAAACCTAACGCATTTTCATAGGTATTATGTAATGTAATTTTTTTAGACCCTAAAACACCAACATAATAAATTGAATTATTAATTAGACCTCCAATAGCAGTTTCATTTTGAGTTTTATATACAACTTTTTCTCCAGATCTAAATCTGTGATATGTTTGAAAATTAAAAGTATAATTTTCTAAATTAACAACATTTGCTTGCTCGATTGCATTAAAAATTATGGAATGTGTAAATGATATTAAATTTACTTTTGCTTTAGCATTTTTTCCATTTCCGCCTTTAAAACTGATAATTGGTTCAGTAATATAATCAAATCCAGGATCAACAATATCAACCCTTTCCAAAGATCCTGTTAATTTGCAAAAAGCACTTCCCCCAACTCCAACATCATCTTTAATGTCAATAACTGGAGGATTAATTATATCATAACCTTTTCCACTTGCTGCAACAAAAATATCAGTTAATGGTCCATATTTAATTACATCTCCAGTTTTATAATTTATAATCTCAACCCCGTTAAGAAATATTCCTGTTTTTCCTGGAACAGTTGTATAAATTTTTTCATCGTTTTCTGCATTTTGAATTTTTCTGACAAGTTTCTGTCCAGTGACACTTTGTATTGCCAGATTTTTTTCTGGATCTGGATCTATTTTTACATATGAAAGTGGGGATAAAATATTTCTTGAAACTTGACCAGTTAAATTTAGATAATTTTCACTTGTAATATCCGCTCTACTTCTTGCAAGTCTTAATCTATCATTATCAACTTTTTTGACAAAATAAATTCCTTTATCAATATTCAACTTATTTGTACTTGATACTGGAATATAAGCAACTGCTTCGCCTGTAAGAAATCCATGATTAAATGCGGGAATAATAGAATCATTCTGCAAATTTGCGTCAAAATATATTACTCTATTTTTAGCATCAGCATTTTGATTATAATAATATGGTAAAGATGGGCAAGCAATATAAGTTGATCTATCATTATCAACATATACATTTTGAACATCAGATGTTAAATTAGTTCCAGGAACTTTTCTAAGTTTTCTTTCAACATAATAAACATAAATTAAATCCGTGTCATTTGTAATTTTAAATGATCTAAAAGGATCTGCTCCTGGAGTTGCGTCAAAAGTTCTAGTTACATTTTCTACATTTCCAGTTTGAGTTCTAATAATACCATTTAATATAACCTGATCTCCAGGCAAAATATTAATTGGATCGTAAGTTACAATTTCATAATTAAAGTTCTTATTGTCTCTAAGTTCTTTAACTTCGTGTCTTGTACTTACATTTGTGATCCAATTATTTGATCTAAAATCATCTTCTTCCACATATCCAATTGAACTAATTTCAATAGTATCATTTTTTGAAGTATAATATGCTTCTTTAGGAAAAGTAATTTCTGATAATATACCAGTTACTCTTACTTCAATAATATCTTCAACACTATCTCCATATCCATATGCAGAAGAATATAATCTTACTTTTTGACCTCTTTCAATGCCTCTGGTAAGACCTGTACATCCCAAAAATTGGTTAATAGTTTTTGAAGTATAATTTATTTCTAAATCCTGTCCATCTTTGAAATCAATATATAAAGTTCCACTATCAGGAAATCCTATTGTTGAATCAACATCAAGAAAATCTTGATATTGTAAAACATTATTTGAATCTAAAGTGCCAGAAGAAACGTCACTTATAATGTAAGTGCATGGATGAATGCTAAATTCTCCAGATACACTAAATTGACCTTCATCATAGCTTTCATCCAATCCAAAAATATAATATTCCCTATCATTTTCAAATATTTTTACAATATTATTGATTGAAGCAAATGCTTTAGTTAAGATACTTCCGTATTGATCTTGGTAAAGAGTTTTATTTAAAAGTTTTTCAGGATTTCCTTGAATTTTTTCTACAGTTATAATTTTGCCACTTTTGAATGATGCATTTGAAGGTTCAAAAAGAAAGTCTGCAGGACGAATTACATCTACATTTGATCCATATAGTGCTTTAAATAAAATTTTAAAGGAAGAATCCGTTCCTTTTGTCTCATAAAAATTCTTTGCTTGTTTAATAAAATTTCTTTCATTCAATCCTGGATAGAATTCTCTATTTTCAAATCCAGGAGTAAATTGCTTCTTACTTTTCTCTAAGAAAATTTTTAAGAAAAGAATACTTAAGTTTTTTACAGTAGATCCTGATTTATGCGATACTGCATCAGTATCTCTAAAAACTAATTGATCTTGCTTTGCATTTGTTTCTGTTGTTCTTCCACTAAATCCTCTAAAACAACCAACAAATTTATTATTTTCTATATCTCTATTTGTGTAGAAAATAATTTCATCATTAATTTGAATAAGACCAGATTTTAGGGGAAATCCTTGAGTAGATTCTACAAAAATTTCAGAATTATAAGTATCAATGTCTTCGGAAAGAGTTGTACCTTCGACAAGATTTGTTATTTTGTCAATTTTAACATATTGATCAATATTTTCTAGAATATCTTTGATTGCACCTTGATATTCTAACGAATCATAATACTTTTTGAGAAACTCTGCAAAAAGCGGATATTCCTCAAGAACAAAACTAGGTAATTGATTTTCTAGAACGGCACTAGTTTTAATTCTATTTTCTTTCATATTACTTTCTGACTAGTTTCCCACTACTGTAACTTGAACTTGCTTTATGTGATAGTGCTGATGTATCATATCCAGAAGAAATTACATCAGGAACCATAGTAATTATACTATTCGATTGATCATATTGTAAAAATAAATCTTGTAAACCTATAACATCATTTGATAATGGTGCTGCAGACACTTCAATAATAGGTTCTCCTCCAAATGTCTTTAATGTTCTTACAATTTTAATTGGTTTTAATAAAACCTCACCTTTAGTATATTTTACAGTTCCTACTCCACGTCTTGCGATTACTGGTTGTGATGCGGCATTTAGTGTAAATAAGAAAATTTCTCCAGTTTTTCTATCTTTATTTGGAAAATCTGCAAGATATACAACATCGTTAATTCCTTCAACAACAAATCCAGAGGATCTTAAGTTGTAACCATCACATTGATCAACTTGACTCAACATCAAAGCATTTGTGGTAGCTGCCATACCAACATTTCTCTCTTCACGTACATAAAATGCATTTCCATAGCATAATTCATACTCAGCAAGACTATTTATGGCGGGTCTTAGGTTCCTCCTAATCTCTACAGTTGTGATATTTGAAGTAATTGATTCATGACTATCATCAAGAACTTTTAAGAATCTACTATACTTAAACTTAGCACCATATTGATTAATCTCTCTAGAATCTGCATATCTAGAAACATTCGTAGAAATAATGGACTTGACAAAATCTGCGCCAGGCGCTTTATTTTGATCATAGTAAACATTTGATTCTGTTTCAACATAAACATACTTAAGATCTACAAGTTCTGGTCTAACACCAGCAACTGTATATTTTTTTAGAAGAGTTTTTAAATTATCCTTTACAGCATTTGAAATAAATTGTCCATTAAATGGTTTGACTACGATAAAAACTTTTCCAAATTGAGGAGGAGTTAGATCTTCTCCACCAAAAACAGTTACATATTCTGCTTCTGGATATAGTGTTGGAATAAGTGCTTCAAAATCTGCAGAAGTAACAGCTCTATATTGAGTAGAATATAGTCTTGGTGCGTACTTTTTAATAGAACTTACCGATTGGATCTCCTGACCACCTTCTGATACTGATTGAGTAGTTATAACGGAGATCCCTGAAGTAATTAAGCGATCATTATTATCAAAAATACGTCCAACAAAGTCAAAGTTTCTAATTCCATTACCATCAGCTCCATTGGTTATGCAATATGAAACCTCAATAAGATTGCCATTTTCTAATTTTTTGCCGAAAATATTATCTCCAAAAAGTAATTCGTATCTTTGGTCCTCAATCTCTTGTATAAAGAATATTCTTGAGTCTCCTTTAACATCTACAAGAGATTCTACAAGATTATACTTTGTAACAAGAGTGCTCGATACAGATGGTCTTACATTTACATATAAAGTTCTTGTATCAATATTTTCATTATCTAAAATATATCTTTGATTTTCAATATTATTATCAGTTACGAATCTTGTGATTGCATATGAACCCTCATAGACAACAACATTATCAAAATACGCAAAACCTTCAACAACTGGAACAGTAATATCTTCAGGAATCATGAAGGTATAATCTTCATTTCCAAAACTTTCCGTACTAACGCAAACTGTTCCTCTTTTTAAAGTTAAAGTTAAAGGTGGATTAACAAAATCTGTAGTATCAACGAAAAAAGAAATCAAGCATTTTGCTGCAGTTCTTGATTTTGGAACATATCCAATATTACGTGCAAGAGAAACGACATTTTCTCTAAGAGTGGCACTATCAATAAACACCTCATTGCTAATCATATTAGCATTGTATGAGGAAATATAAGTATTATACGCTAGAATATCAAGAATGATTGAAAGATTAGATCCTTCAAAATCGTAGTCAGTAAAAGAAGAATTTGATCTAAGGTAATCTTTGATCGAAGTCTTAATCTGATCAAAATCTAGATTTGTTAAGTTTACTAGTGCCATTTATCTTGTAGACGTTAGTACGAAGGTTAATTGCTGTGTATCTAATGGTAATCCGATAATTGCGTATTCAATAACGACATTAAAGGCACCTTCATCATAATTAGGAACTACTATAACATTGGTTAAATTCACTCTAGGTTCATTATTACGAATAACTGAATCAATTTCTGATGTTATAACACCTGCAGTTACTTCATTTACGTTTTCAAATAATAATCCACTTACTCTAGACCCAAATCGTGAATCAAAAAATTTCTCACCAATCTGAGTAAGTACAAGATTGCGTAAAGAGCGAGCAATTGCTGTCTCATTTTTAATAGCAATAACATCTCTAGTTAATGGATTATATTGAAAAGACAAACTAATGTCTTTAAATCCCCTACTTACTCGCTCTGTTGGCATTTCCTATACTATTCTACCTTATTTATCAGGTATTCCAGGAATTTAGTGGAAGAGGTTCTGTGCCGTATTCCCAATCATCGTAGTCTTGATCATTACGAATTTTAGCATGTAGTTCATTTTGAAGTTTAAAATTATGCTTTTTTGGAGTATTGTCATCATTGACAATCTCTCTAAGCATTTTCTTTTCCTCAAAGACACCATAATCTGATACTAATTTATTCGTACCCCACATTTGGTACATATAATTAGTATCCCTATCTGATGGTTTACCCATTTTTGCCTCCTGATTTAACTTAAATCAGAACTTTTTACGGGGTTGCTATCCCGTGATCATAGTTTTAATTATATCATAGTCTTCTTGAAGTATTTCTTTTAAATAATCATCGTCCCAATGTTTGTAATAATCTGTTTTTGCTAATTTTAATCTCAAATTTTTCAATTTTTCTCTGGGTTGTGCCAAAATTAAATTATATTTTCCATTATTCGTCTGTATATTTCCGATAAAAGTGTCATAAGAAGCGCAATCTTCAAAAAATTCCCAATTTTTGTACTTCTGATTGCATCTTTCGACAATATTTTGCACTTCAGAGAGTGTTAAATTGTCTGGAAGCACAAAAAAGACGATATCATGACCATCTACAGGCATAATATCGTCTTCTTCACAGACAATTATTTTAAATTTTGCGTTTAAAGCATAAGGACAGATTGAAAACCCACCAAGTTCTGGACGATGTTCAGATACTTTGCGTATCCAGTCCTTTATATGTTGTTCTATTTCGTCCATTTTTACAACTTCTCTTTAATATAGAGAGTTTTCGGCGGTTTTTAGAGAGAGATACGCGGTTTTTGATCAGACGATCTCTTCTGCAGTAAGAACCTGAGGTTTCTGAGCAGTTCTGGGGTTCTCGGGATGAACCTGCATTCCAGTGGGAAGACCAGCAACCCAACCAAAAACCTTGGGTTCAGTGTTCTCAGTAGTTTCAGTTGACTGAGAAGTTTCTTCTGTCATTTGCCTTGACCTCTGTAACGTTTTTTAGCACAATTTCTGCTAGTTGCAGCGTATTTTGTATGCTTCCCCATACCCTGACGGGTAGATTTGGGGTGAGATTCAATTTTCTGATTTGTCAGACTGGGACGCTTTGCCATTTACACTTCCTCCATTTCAATTTCAGTTAAATCAATGTTTTCTCCCTCATAGTATTTTTGAGAGAGTTCTTCAATCACTTCTGTACATTCCTCAAGGGTAAGATTCTGATAAAGCTTCCTACCCTTATATAGTATATTATGCATTACAGATTAGATGATGCGTGTTTTTTCATGTCCAACACGGATACGAGGATCACACCAAATTTTGTATCCTGCTGCAATTGCATCCAGACAGAATGAAACATCCTCTCCACACATATCTTGAACCGCACCAGATTCAAATTGTTGCATCTTAGGAGCAAACCAAGGATACTCAAGATTCTCAAATACTCCTTTCTTAATCAGAACCCAACCAAATCCAGTGTAATCAACAGTGAAAGGACGACGACGCTTAGAGATTGAATCAACTGTTTCATGATTCATCACACCACCGTTCTTACGGAAATCATCTTCTTCTAACCAGTGTGCAACAGAGGTAGTATGACCATCTTCAGTTGCATACCATCCAGCAACAACTTCTTTTTCTTCTACCTTACCTTCTGCATCTTCTGCTGAAAGTGCTACATCACAAAGTTGCCAGAATTTCTCAGTGTTGAAAACAATGTCACTATCAATCCAGAGTTGATAGTCATAAGGAAGTTTTCCATCCCAAGGAACTTGCTTTGGACCACGGAGAACATTTGCACCGAGTACTTTACAACGTGCAAAGTTAACCATAGATGAGTAATCTTGAGAGATCTGAATACTCATTCCATTTTGTACAAGATCAAAACAAAGTTGTACAAAATTTTTCAGGAAAATAAAGGAGCATCCTCGACCAGGTAGACAGAATACAATGGATTTTCCACGCATTCTTTCTCTAATAGCATCATAGTCCCATTCTTCTACAGACGACCTTGTAGGTGCCTTTGCTTTAACAGTAAATCCTTTTGCCATAAGTTTGAATAACCTTCAGTTCAATTCTATCTGTCTATTTATCAGTTGTCAATAAGAGGGGTTCTCTATTCCCTTCTCATTTACTTCGACTTCCTCATAGGAAATATCTTTTTCTGAAATGTCTATACCAATCAAATCAAACATTCTGTGAAGCATATCCCAAGTTTTTGTGAATTCTTCCTCACTGAGACTGTGGTATATGCACTGTTTCTTTGCGTATATGTGGTATATTTTTTCCGTCATTTGAAGTGTTTCCATGGAACGCCGAAGTCACCGCAGTATATATGAGGAATACTATGAATAGGATTCCTACAAAAAAATTCCGAGGGTAGCGTATTAACCACCCCGCCAAGACAACCTTCCAGAAACTCCAATATGGGGTTTGTTTTGCTCTCATTGCGGAACTCGGGATATTACGGAGGGGTTTCATAAGAAAATTTTTGCGGGAAAATTTTTTTCTGAGCGGGGTTTTAAGACCTTTATACCCCCCACGGAATTTTTTCCAGTCTATTATAACTCTCGCGTTTTGTCACCTCTGTAGGTTAGGGTAGTTTCGATTTTTTAAACGGCAGGGCGCCGCCCATAAGGTATACTAATCAATGAAATCACTGTCTTTCACGCACATTGAGAACGCACAGATTACACGCCATTCGTTATAGAAAAGGGGGCAGAAGTGTGCCCCCATTATGATCACAATTCCATCATCATTTCGTTGATCTGACGGTCGTTAATGCAGGCAGAATCCCAGCGGACGCCATCTTTAGTTTGCACAAGATGTCGCCCAATCATACCATCTGTCATGCAGCGGACGAACTTCTCAAACGGGGTCTCATTGTCACCGCAGAACTCTACACATGCCTTTGCAGTATTGTAGAGGAATTCGTCATTCTGAATCCACAGAGCAACATTCCAGGTCTCGTAGTTTGTCCAACCGTTGTAGTCGAGTGCCATGATTCGATGAGAGTGAGAGTGAACAGTGAGAGTAGAGAGAGGGGGAGGATTGTCTCCCCCTACATTATCATCGCAGATCGTAGTCTGCCCAGACAATGTTGTTAACTCGGATCTCGGCGTAACCATAATCCTCTGCCAGAGAATAGCAGAGATCGTATGCCTTACCCTCATCGTGAACGGAGGTGTTCTCGTAGGGGGCGGAGGGGCAGATCACGTCGTAGGTCATCGGGGTTCTCCCTTTGGTTGACTTCGTTACTGTAGTCGGTCAGAGGGGGCATCGGCGCCCCCCCTTGTGCAACTTAACTAAATGTCACAGGCACCACGTCGTCAGCATAGCGGTCGCGGTAGCAAGCGGCGAAGAACCATGCCTCGTGGGCGCTGATCTGTCCCGCGAAGGTCTGCTGCGGGGCAAACTCGGTCTTGCGGGGAACCCAGCGGATCTCGCGGGTTTCGAGGTCAGAGCAGGCGGAGAAAATTGCCATCGGTCTCGGGTTGGTTGACTTCGAAATTGTAGTCGGTAAGGGGGAGGAGGTCAACCCTCCCCGTAGGGTGATCAGTAGCGGTCGAGCAGCAGGTGCAGATCGCGAAGGGCAGTTACCCGCTCGGGATTGTCTGCAGGTTGATCGGGATACAGGTCGATGTTGTTAACAACCGATTCCAGTTGGTTGTAACGGTACGAGATCGCATCCTGCAGCATGACCAGTTGCATCGGGGTCAGGTTGAGAACCACGGGGGTGATCTGCATCGGTGTCGTTTGCGGTTGACTTCGTTACTGTAGTCGGGGGGAGGGGGGATTCTCGGTCCCCCCTGTGAACCTTAACAATCCGTCACACTGCCAGGGCAGCGATCAGGCGGTCCCGCTTGCGGATCTCGGTCGGGACGATAAACCACAGATCGCGCTTGCCGTTATCGGAGCGGGTAGCACCTAGGACGCCATCGCGCTCGAGGTCAACCATGAGAGCGTGAATCGTGCCCTTGTGACGGCGGGGATCGAGACCCATGGCGCGAACCAGATCCGAGCAGGTCTGGGGACCGTCGTTGATCAGGCGGGTGCGGATGGCAGCGCGGATGATGGAAGCGAACATGATCAGAGGGGGTGAGGCGGGATCCCTGTCCCGCTTGAGAGAATCCTAGGGCATCGCGGGACCGTTTCGCGGTCCCGTTACATTTCGAAATCTTATCTCTACTCTACGTCAGTTTCGAACTCAATCAGGACGGGAACATTGTCGACATTTGTGAGATACTGTTCCTGATAGATTCCAGGTCCGATCTCAACGGAACCGACGAGGATTGCAGTTGCCAGGAGAGTTTCAATCATGATTCGTAAGGGTGAAAAATTAGGGGGGATTTCTCCCCCCTTTGTGATCAGTACTCTTCGGGACCGTAGGCACACTCTAGAGAATACTCTTCGAGTGCCTGATCATCATCATAATAGGATGACCAGTCATCCTCACAAGTTTCGCGGATAGATTCACACATTTCCTCAACCATATCGAAGTAGGAGAACTCTTCGATCTGCTCATCATAGAGAAAAGAATCCATGATCATTTCGGGGGGTTGTGGTTTGGCGGTTGGTTTCCCTCCCGCTTGAATGTATCTTAGGGGATAGGGGGACCGTTGCCAGTCCCCCCGTAACAATCCGTCACACTTCCTGCAGATCACCACTGCGGCGGGCAGCGGCAACCAGAGAACCCAGACCCTGAACCTCTTCGGCGTTCAGAATCGATTGCAGTTCGTCAACGACACTTTCAGAACCCTGGAAAGTATAAACTTTCTGAGGATTCGATTGGAAAGCGATCTGAACTTGCGGGGCGTTCTCGATATCAACGTAGGCGATTGCGCTGCTGTTGATAGGGAGGAAGGTACGGCGGACGATGTTGGACATTTCGGTTTTTCGGGGTTGCGGGAGGTCCGTTTGCCTCCCATGCACAGCAATGTAGGGCATCACGGGGGGCAGGTCTAGGGGGGTTGTGCCACCTTCTGAACTGGCACAGCGCAGCGGGTATGGGGTGCCCTAGGGTCTAATCTAAGGGCACAAGCGAAGGAGGGGCGGGGTAGCCCTGATGATGCAAACGGTCGACACCTAACCTGCCTTGAAATAATAGGAATAAAAGTATAAAAAAAGAGAGGCATTGTGCCTCTCCTTTGTGTTACTTTTGTGCCAAACGGTTTGAGATACGTTGCTCCCTACCATTGCGACCAGAACCAGTGGCAGCGTAGAATCTTGTCTTAGCGCCACCAATTCTCGACATCACCAGGTCAGACTTTTTCGGTTTGACTGTAGGAAGTCGGGTAACTGTAACCTTACCTTGAATCTCAGCGATCATGAGATCGATGTTACTCAGGGTTGCAAATTCCATAGGATCAGAACTCAATGGGGTCAAGAGTGGGGTTCAGTTCTGCAACATTTGCATCACCATCTTCCCCACTAATAAGATTGTCAAGAATTTCAAGAATTTGGTTGCCATTAGAACCTTGACGGAGAAGAGAAACGTAAACGTCTTTGGTCATGATTTCGACTAGATTTTAAACTAGATTTGATGGGTTGATTGTGGGGGACTTGAGGTGTCCCCCGTACCTAGACTAGATTACCACACGGCAGCGGCAATCTCTTCGTCCCACTCTTCAAACTGACACACTTCGTCATAGAAGTCGGGTTCCTGGTTTGCCCGCAGGATCGCTTGACGGCACTGCTCGGCAATTTCGTCAATGCTCACGGCACGGTCGGTGGAAGGAATGTAACGCATGGTAACGTTGGGGGTTGTGGGATTCAGGGGTTGGTTTCCCTCCCCCTGATGCAATCAGTATGGCACGGATCAGGGGGCATCACAACCCCCCGTGTGCCACTTGCTTAACCGTCACACGGCATCGGGTGATTCTTTTAACTCAACGCCATGATCTTCGAACCATTCATCACCCTGATGATCACGGATTTCGTTGATAAGTTCTTCCTCAGTGTAGTCATTGTAAGACTGAACAAGTGTATCAAAGACGAATTGTTCCATGGTTTTCATGTCCATGCAATCCATCACAAACTCAGCATACTTCTCAACAAGTGCGCTGAAATCGTCAGTCCAGGTGTAAGCGTTGTTCGTCATTGGAAGTAATGATGAAAGTGATAGCGTAGAACAATCGAGGCAAAAAGTTCAATCATTGTTTGTTACGAACACGTTTTACCTCATCATCAATGATCTCAAAGACTTGTTCGTAGATGTAATCACATCCACCAAGTTCAGTGAGAACGTCATCAGTATCAAAGTCACTTAGACGCTCTTGAGTATCAAGATCCTCAAAACCATCCTCACCGATAGGATAATAGAAAACATCCTCCTTTGTGAATACAAATGCAGCGCAAGGTGCATCCTCGCCCTGTTGTTCAATCAGTTGATCTACTGATCGCTTGAGTTCAGAAAGTGTGCGGTACATTAGGAAAGAACGTGACGGTAATCGATGGATTTGATGCACCAACCTGTAGCACAGGTGATCTCTTCTACGAGATCATCTTCATCATCTGCCTCCCAGATTTGACCAACAGTATCATCGATGATGTCAGACTTTTCTTCAGGATGAAGGTCTTCATCATCAAAATCAAACTCAATTTCAGTGACTTGAAACAGCATTGTTCAGTGCAAATGATTGGATTGATTGAACTGCACGGTTGCCAAGTTCAGCAACCCCATTGAAACCAACTGTAGCAACGAGGATGCCAACAACGACACCCGTGAGAAAATTGTTCATCCTTTGGGCAACATGTCGTGAAGTTTTTCATACAATGCGGGCACATCTGCACCCACAATCTCACTCACTTCCTCCCAATCATCATGGAATTCGATGAGTTCCAACAGAGCACAGATTTCGTCAGGAGTTAGAGTCAGAGTCGTCATCGGAGGAATCCTCGGAAAGAATGGGGGTGTCACCATCCCAAATGATAACACCCTCGGAGAACAGGAGATCAAACATCAGAAATCGTAGTTAGTGTCAAGGGGGAGACCTTCTGCGAGGTCATCATACTCAATTTCCTCAGTCATTTCATCCACAAAATCAAAGTAGGAAACTTCTTCGATTTGATCCTTGTCAAAATAGGAGAAAGTCATGATGGGTTGAAGAACTCAACAGAATCAGTATAAAGGAAGTGGCAGAGGGTGTCTATCCCTCAGTGCCACTTGTCAGACTGTCACAGCGCCTCGTTTTCGTTCAGGATTCCCCAGCAGATTTCGATGCCCTGCTGGGTACGGTAGGCGCCAATGTAGGCGGATCCAACACTGATCGCGGTGATCTCATCACCAACACGGGCACGGAGGTCCAGGTTAGCGTAGAAGACCTTACGGATGGCGCTGGGGGTGCTCAGGATTGCCATGGGGGTTCCCTTGGTTGACTCGTTCAGTGTAGCAGATCAGGGGGGCAGGATGCCCCCCGTGTGCCAGTTCAGAAGGCGATCAGTTTATCGAGTTCCCACTGATCTACTGCGGGCACACAATCAATCCGCCCAATCTTATTCACCAACCACTTGTTAATGTGTTTGGTGGTGGTGCTGCTCCACTTGTGAGCAGTGCGGACCCATCCCCTTCCAGGGATGCGGGCAGCAACAGGGGTAGCGTAGGAGATCAGGATCTCAGTCCCATCTGCCAGCATGAGTTCCGTTTGGTTGCTGCCAATCTGTTGGATGATCATGGGGTAAATCCCTCAGGACTCCATCAGTATGGCGCTTCCAGGGGCACCTAGGCACCGCTGGTGGACAGTCCAGAAAGTGGCACCACCTGGCACCCCCATGAGGGGGAGGGGTTTATAATATTGGAAACCAGAGGAGGGGAGGGGTATCCCTGAGGACGACAATACATCGTCACCGAAGCAGCTTTGAAATAATTATTAAATTATAATAAGAAAGGGGGAACGTGCCCCCCATTGTTTGGTGCTTTCTGTAAAGAATGAAAAGAAAAGCAAACAAATAAGAATTATTCTTTTTCTCAAGAAAGTTTTTTATATGGTGTGAGTAAGATATTATCAGAAATACATTGTGCAATCTCAACCACAAGATCTATGTCATCAGAACCTAATTTTTCTGATACAATCTCAGGAACAATCTCACACATAAAATCTATCCAACGTTCATCGGAATAGATTGTGTTGATAACCTCAGGAGTTAATGCAACTGCAAGATTGTTGATTGTTTGATTAGAGAGTGCCATCAGATAAACTCCTGAATGAAATAATCAACTGTGATTTCATGATCTTCGCAGAACTTTTCTACATCTTCTGGGAGATTGTCAACAATTGAAGAGAGTGCAAACTTTTCCCAAAGAGAATAAAACTGTTCGGTGTTCATGATGGTTCAGAGGTGAACTAGATTAGAATACATGATCTCGACTAGATTTTTTGAACTAGATGTGCCAGTTTGATGACTGGCACATCACGCATATCTAGTCTAGATGTTCTCAGTTATCACGGAAATAAAATCCGTTTTGCTCAGAATAATCATGACGCAGAGAATGTTCCCATGTTGCATCATAATCAATCACGATCCACGAAGGAATATCAGAACCGTAATTTTCCAGGTAATTATCAATGAATTCCTCATGATCATTGAAAGATCCTTCATAGGAATCTTCAAAGGAATTCAGATAATCAATGCCGTAACACTCAATGTAAGCATCTACAGCATCTTCGCAATAGTTTTCGCTCAGTTCATAATACTGAACGTAATAGTTGATAAAATCATCAAAATCATACTTTTCAATGAATTCATCAATCTCACAATTACGAGCATCTGTTGCTGCTTTGATGTCAAGAAATTCCTGACAATAATCAAAGTTTTCAGTTTCATAAACATCAATGAACTGGAGAATATCATCCAGATCATAACCTTCATCAATCAGATTCTCAATATCACCCACAAGTTCAGGGTGAACTTCTTGCCAGTTGGAAGTGAGAGTGATGCTCATTGGAGTTCGGTGGTGAACAAATGAATAATAGGGCAGTTTAGGGTCATGCCCAGGACACATGTGACAGTTCTTAGAGTGTCACACCTCTGCCAGAAGCAGTTTATGGATGCGGTCTGCTTCTTCCAGAGCATCATCATCCAGACGGTCCCACTCTACCCAATCATAGGCAGATCCTGCGGTTTCGTATGAACCATCAGGCAGAAGCGGAGCATACATCAAAACCCGCTGATTGTTTGCATCCAAAGTATACGTGCAGTTGTTGATTTTGGAGATGGCAAAAATCATGAGATCTCTCAGGAACACAAGTAATTTAAAGGATGGGGCAGCATCTGTCAACTGCCCCTGTGCCACTTCTCAGACTGCCCCCACAAGATCAACTTCAACTCTTTTTAGGTTCAATCCCATTAGTTGATTAGTGACCCTTTCACAAATAATTGAAGAAGCATTTTTTGCTTTGGACTTTTCATACCAAATTGTCTTGCAACCATCATTTGTTTCAACTTTAATTCTGAACTCTCTCATGAGTGGAATTGCTTGGGACCTTATTAATATACGGGATAATCAAGCAATATTGGGGAATTCATGTACCAGTTTTTTAAGTGTCCACATAAGAAAAAACTCCCCAATCTTGTGATAGACTGAGGAGTTATAAGATAAACTGAGATATAATTTCACCAACGATCTGGTGCTGATAGATTCTCAACATAAGAGTCTACTGTTTCATTCCCTTGCAGATCGAGAACTTTTGCCCAATCAATTTGATGGGGATCAAAGTCTTCTAGTACTTCCAATTCCAGTGTGACTCTGAACTTAGTTTTTTGAGCAGCAAGATAAGGACTGACCATAAGAACTCCTGAGAAACTATGTGAACAGTATAAGAAAATCTAGATGAGATGTCAAGTGTGCCAGTTCTGTGAGTGTCTCGACTAGATTTTAATTATGATGTATGTATATGATCTCTACTAGATTTTATGAATGATTATGATGATAACAGAATAATCTAGTTGACTTATGATATGATTGATATAATAAAACTGTGATATGATGATAATCTAGTTGAATAATCTAGTTGAATAATCTAGTTGACTGATACACGAATAAGATCTAGAAGAAAAAAAAGATCTTGACTAGACTTTGTAGAGCATCTAGTCTAGATCTTTTCCCCACCCACAAATACACTATAAGACCCTATGAGTATTTTGTCAACCCTCTGTGTTTTTATGTCTGGGGTCCGTGACAGTTTTTCGGAGGTCTTGACATTTTCGCGGATTCATGATAGAACGCAAGCCAAGATCACTATAAAATCTCACATTTACTTACAAGATCTCACATTATTCTATAAAATCTCACATTAAATCAAAAGATCTCTCATTTACTTACAAAATCCCATATTTATTCGCATAACAGAACTATTATATCACGTTAAACCATATTTAATCTAACATTAACCCTACCCAGCAAAAAGTAAAGCACATGCTCACAAAAACAACGCTTCTTATACATATTACCAGAGCACCCTATCACAAATGAATCAAGGAATCATCTATTCAATCTATAATCAAGAAACTGGTAAGTATTACGTGGGTCAATCCATCTTAGAACTGAATAAAGTATGGAAAGAACACATACAACAGTCCAGTAGAATGAATGCTGATCCATTATACAAAGATATGCGTAGATATGGATTAGATAAGTTTCGTATTAAAATTATAGAAGAATGTTCTGAATCGTTATTGAATAAAAGAGAATCTTATTGGATAGAACAATATGATGCTTATAATGATGGTTATAATCTATCTCCTGGTATTATAGAAGAAGAACCAATTAAAGAATCAATAAAACGTGTAAAAAGACCTTATCAGAATACCTTTACTACATTAGGTGATGGTAAGCATCATTGTATTAAATTAAAAGCAATTGATGTGAATACTTTAGAAGAAAAAGAATATAATAGTCTAACTGAATGTGCCCAGGAGTTTGGTATTCTTGCTTCAAATCTTTCTCGTGCATTGAAGCATGGATGGAAAGTAAAAGGGCATCGCATTATTAAACTTGAAGATAAAACTACAAGTCATCCAATCTATGGCGTTGATAAGATTACAAATCGTATTCGCTATACCTTTCCAAGTATTAGATCTGCAGGTAGAGAATTAGGTAATGGATATGATGCGGGATGTCGTAAATCATTAAATCATCCACACAAATATACTTGGAAAGGATGTTATTGGTTCTATCGTTGATTATTCTCCAAGTGTATGAATCACTGGTTTTTCATGTGCAAGAATGCGATAAAGTTCTTCATGCTGTGCTGCTGATACTGGAATGAATTCAGTTTCAGGATTAAATTCATCATCGCGGATTGCTTGATTAATTACAATCGAACCTTCTTCTCCTGAATAGGATCGGTGAAATGTTTTCTTTGGAATAACCAATGCGCCAGAGGAACGATTCAAATGAACAACATGATAAGGATATTTCCATGTAGGATTAACAAGTTCAAATGTCCGCAGACCTTGAAGAACTCGATTATGATCCACTTGATGATAATGAATATAAAACTGCTTTGCGCCTACAATATCATCAGGAGGACTGATTGCAGGACCAGTGTGAACAACCAGATCCTGTGCATTTGAGTTTTCAACAGAAATATCATAAAAGATAACAGAGTCTGTTTCTCGGAAAACTCGGTGTTTCTTAAAATTAACTTCGCTCATGTGTTTAAACTAAATTCAGTGCAGGTGCAGGAGAGACATTAAAAGTAAACCTTTTTGCAGTAATTGTTGCATTTTCAGTTCCAATCTCATCAACAATTTCCCAATAATCCTCTCCTTCTTCAATTACAACATAACCAAAAGTGCCAGCAATGGAGAGTTGACTCAGACCACACTTTTCTGCTTGGCGTTGTGTTGAAAAACGCTCTTTGCGATTCCACCATCCATTGCGCTCAACATCTTCGGCAGGACCAAAGGAAATGCAAATGAATTCAGTCATGGAACTTGTTTGAGTGACTTAAGTAGTATAGAGTGAAATGGTCAGGCAGCAATGCCCTGCTGTGCCAGATCTTTATCTGTCACATAGTAACACTCTTTCAGATAGTCTTCCTTGCTAATCAGGAAAGGATTGGAAGGATCAGCAATTTCCCGATCATACAGATCAGATGCTCGAACAGTTCGCAGTGCCAGAATTGTTGAATAGCAAAGTTGATTCATTTCCTTTGTTTCTTCCGCTGGCAACCATGCTTGTGCAACTTCATTAAACTTTTCTCCAACCAAATCTTCCAGCAGATTCAGTTGATCTTGAGTCAGGTTGACGGTGAGCATTGTGCTTTCCTTGTTGACTTCTTTAGTATAGGGTGAAATGGTCAGGCAGTCAAGAGGTGCAATGATTAGTGTTGCTTATGGCGCGGACGTGGATCGGGATCATAGATTCCAACACCATCGCGATCTTCAAGATAAAACAGTGTGCAGAATGTACTAATGATTACAGCGCCAATAATAAGAGTTCCCATCATTAAACCATCACAAGACCATAATCATTTAACATAATGTCCCTTACATGTTCGCGGTCAAAACTGTCACCACAGAAAGAAGTATCTTCTTTTTTAAGATACTTTGCAGTTGCTTCCATAACCATATCAAGTGTGGCACCTATTGGATAGATACCGTTCTCTCCATAGAAGGAGAGAACATAATCATAAAATTCAGTCATTTGATCACTTTGCATACAGATAACCACCTGCCCAATCAGCATTTTCAAGCAACCATTCCCGATCTTTAATCAGGCGCAGATCATAACGTACACCTTTTGCTGGTGCTTTCCATGATGCAGACTTGTAAACTTCACCAGTCTTTTTATCAACAAAAGCATGAACAGATCGGGAACCATTTGCGTTCATGATAATCTTATGATACTTCCGTCCAGTTTCAGGATAGAAGTCATAATCACAAATACCTTCTTTCAGTTTGTTGATACAACGCTGATGATACTCAGAAGTTTCAGGATCATCAACAAACTTTTGATGACTGTGAAGAGAGTAATCAATGAAGTTCTGACGCAATGCTTCACAGAGAGCATAGGTATGTGCCAGAACAGCATTTGCAATGTTCTGCCGTGCTTCCTGTTGAGCAGCGTAGTCAGCAAAGGTGGTTGCAGTCATGAGGTGTTTCTCAACTGCAATTAGAATACATCAATTTTCAGAATCCGCAGCAGACTCTGTGCCAGTTTGAGAACTGTCCAGTGAATTGACACGTTCCATAATAGCATCAATAAAATCCTGCTCCGTCCAAGTGTTTAATAGACTTTCTTGTGGATCATTTTCATCCCAACTGATAGTTAGAGACCCATCTTCCTCTTCTTTAACATCAATCATCGTTTTCGTCCCAAGGTGCTTTTCTTTTTAGAATATTTGCAAGTCTTTCATCATATTTACCTGGTTTATCCAATCTTTCCATCAAACAATCGTAATCTTTCGCTGAAAGATACATTTTATAAACTGGTGAATTGCAGATATGATTTAAAGAAGTAAAAAACTCCCAGGTATAATAATCACTGTATCCCATTTGCAAATAACTCCACCAATACAGTGCAGTATGATATATCTCAGTCCATCCTTGAATAATTTGTTTCATTTCTTCTTTGAATAATCTTCAATGTTATCAAGATGATTAAACCAAGGTGAAAAGAGAGCAATACATGCCCAAGCAAATGCTGCAGAAATAATTAGAAAATAAATCATACCATTTTCTTCTGATCAGTGTCAAATTTGTACCATTGAGCATCTTTCATTCTTAGACACATTAGAATAGTTTCATGCTCACGGTCATACAATGCCCAATTTTTCTGCATTTTTGCATTGTAGCGTCTTTGATAGGCACAACACCAGACATTGTAGTAGATTTTTGCTTTTTCTGAAATAGTCATGACCATCTACCCAAACGTAGTTTACGTTCTGGTGAAATCCATGGATTGTAGGGATCATCATAAGGATAGATGTATTCGCAACACCAACCCCAAGAAAGTGCCTCCCAGAAGTCATCATAACCATAAGGTTCTGGAAAGTTGTAGCAGGATATAATATATGAGATGTTACGGAAACCTTCCAGAAACCATTCCCATTTGGTCATTTGCCAGTATTCTTTCCAAGTCATTTTCCTTCAATTTCATTCTGTTTTTGATGAACAAAATCAGTAAGATCAATCTTATTCACATCAATTCCAGCATCATCACAATCAAGAATAAACTCCATAAACCCACCAAGAATTAAACATGCTTTACGTTTATCATCAAGTGGTTGAGCAATGTAATAAGTAATGTGTTCGTAGAGTTCATCATACGTCATTGATCCATTCCTCGTATCGGGTTTGTATCTTACCATCATTCAGGAAGACATTCAAGTGTCCTGTGTTACCATTCTCAAAATAGAATGCCATCCAAACATGATGTCCCTCATCCATCACCTCATAGTGATAGGATTTGATATTATCCAGCAGAAACTCGTCTGGGTTGAATAGTGTTTTGTCAGTCATAAAAAGTGCTTCATACCTACCAGTTTACCATAGATTTTGGAGTAAAACAAGTTGACATATTGACTATTGCCTTCTTGTGATAATTGACCTTTCACCAATGACATGAGTGCTTCAATTTCAGCATCATTTAAATCGGCATCTAAGTTATGTTCTGTGACTTCCATTACGCTACAGACTCAGCACTATCTTTGAACTCCTTTACTTTTGCAAGATACTCATTACTCTGTTGATACAATCGTGCAATCAAATCCTTAATATCATCAATAGCAATAGCATTATACTCTACATTCATATTTTCACAAATGAGAGCATCAATCATACATTCCAGTGCCATTGCTTGCATATGTTCTGGTGTGATTGGTGTCCCGTGAGGCATCCCAGAACATTCTTCATTGTAGAAAGCATTGTATCGTCTAAGAACAGTATCACTACGTTCTTTACGTTCCCATTCTTCTTTTTCTTTTGCGAGTTCTCTGTTTGCTGCTTCACGACGTTCTGCTTCCTCAAACATTTCGTCTGGATATGGTCCGTAGTTATCAATCATCTCAGTTTACCTTTAATTTTTGTGAGGCAATCATTGAAACCTTCTACACTACACTCTACATAAGCATTTTGAGATCCTGCAGCAGACTGTTCTTTGGGCAACCATTCTTCAATCTGTTTTACCAGTGTTTCAATGTTTTGTCCTAAAGGATCATCATTGGTAAAAATTTCATCCCACCAATCAGCAATAATATCGTACAGAGTAGTGGGTTTTGGTGGTTCTACTCTCTTATACTTCACACCCATAATGGTTGCGTATTCTCCTTCTATGAGAACTTTTGAGATGTCGGTTTCAATCATTCTTTAATCTTTTTTTAAGTTGATATTCTGAAAGTTTTTCACCATCAGAATTAAAATATGGTTTATTTTCTGTAGGAACTTGTGATTGAAAATAAGTTGTTCCAGACACTTGCGGAAACTCACCTTCTACTCTTTCCTTTACATAATTTATATCTCCCACATAAGGAGGATAAAATTCCGCAGTAGACAAATACTCTGGATTTTCCTTCATAAACTTTACAGTTTCCTGCACCAAATCTACGGGTTTTGTAGATACAAGTTTAACCTTAAAAACTGCAAGTATTTTGTTAAGTAAGTTGATCATTGTTCCCAAGCGTAAGATTTAAGGATCTCATTATCCTTTTCAAGTTGTTCAATTCTATCACATAACTCGGTGATAATACAAATCAAAGAAGGATAGCAAATGGTTTCAGTGTCATTCCCATCCTCCATATCAATATATCGGGAATAAAGAAGTTCTTTCTCAAAGTTTCGTTTAGTCATGACAGTTTTGTTCCATTTGTAGACGATCTAAATGATGATAAATTGTTTCTTGAGAATACTTAAATTCTTTAAAACGTCTTGGATTCTTTTTTTGCATTTCACAGAGCATATTAATCCAATCATAGCGTTTATCAACTACCCAACCATAATGGCGCTCATCTTGAAATAGATCAAAAATTGTCATCAGAATAACTTAAAGAATTTAATGTTCGTTTAATTACAATTTGTTCAAAACATTGTCCCAAGTCTAATTCATTGCCTTCAAAATAATCAATACCATCAGGACCATCCCAACATTTCCAATCATAGGTATTTGTAGATGGTTGATAAAAAATTTCAACTTTCATTGCCAAGTCCTACTGAAAGTTTAATATCCATAATCTCATTATACAACAGTCTTGCGAAGATAATATGAGGTCGTGTGTCACTTTCAATCGCAGAACTGGTAGCAACAGTCCACATAATATCAAGTTCTTTTTTATCAGGTAGAGGTTTCATTATAAAATACAAATCCCGTGTTAGTATTGTGACAGTAATAATAATATTCTTGAAAAACTCCATTCTCAAAGTCTTCAAGTGTTTCCAGTTCATCACTACCAGTTGAATGATAGCATTCTAACAGAAAATCCTCATAATCACCAACAGGACCACAAAAACGGTCAGGAAACTTTGAGATACTTTTGTCTGGGAACAGTTCGTAGTATGTGTCTAATACTTCCTGTCCATATTCTTCTAGGATTTCTTCAAGTGTCATAAGGTTGCTGTGGGTCTTTTCTCCATTCTCTTTTAAAACACAAATGTGGTTCTGACATATGTTCCATTTGTGCCATCCAATGATATCCATTTTCATCAACAGCATCAAGATAATGAATGCGT